TTTCCATTCCACTACCTGCAGTGGCTTTTACTACCGCATTGGTATCTGCAATCTGGTCCTTTAATGCACCGGCTTGCTGTGTCATTTGTTGGAATCTTGGATCAGATGCATCCATGTTCTGCAATTGCTGAGTTAACTCCCTCAATTGTAGCTTTAAACTCTTAGTCGCACCCTCATAATTACCTACATTTCTCTGATGTTGTCCAACAGTGGCGTCCACTTTTTTCAATTGTGCATCCAATTGAGTTACTGTTGCAAGTAATTCTTTGCCCTCTGCTGTATTCTCTTGGTTAACAACTGCCAAATCTTTGTAAGCCTTGCGGGCTTTGTTCAATTCAGCACTCAATTTACTGTAAGCACTTGCCTCACTTGATGCCAACTTAGCCGCTTTCTCCTGTTCCTTTGCTACCCTTGCAAGTTCCTGAGCCTGCATCTTTTGGAGCTTGACAATTTCCTGCTCTGCTTTAATTTTTTGTTGGTCTGCCTGGGCTTTTAATTTCTCAATCTGTATTGATTGCTGCATTAACTTATTTGCCTGCTCTGTTGCCGCTCCAAATTGCTTTAATTGTGCAGTTGATGCCTGAGTGTTGGCAGCCAGTTCACCTTTCAAACCCTGTGCAGTGGCTTTGAGTTCAGCCTGTAACTCATTAAAGACAGCCAGTGTCTTAGTTGCTGAATCCCTAACTCCTTTGAACAGATCTTCCTGCTCAAATAAATCACTGCTACTTATCTTTTTTGCCATTTTGTGCCTTTAAATAACGTTCATATTCTCTTTGTAGTGTAAAGAACTCTTTAACACTTATCTCCTTTGTCTTAATCCACTGACCTAACCACTTCGACATGTGGATTAACATCTCCTCAATGCCTACTCCACCACCTGCAGTGTTTAAAATATTCCTTAATCTGGTCTCTTCCATCTCTATCAAGGTCAATTTAAACCGATCACCTGTAATTACATATTCCAGTTCCTGTATTGCCTTATCTTTTATCACTTTCAATATCTTTGCATGGACCTTTGAAAGTCCAAACTCCTTAATGTACTCATCATGGAGATGTTCCCATGCAATCAAATCATTTTGTTCTGTGCCCTTTTGAGCTATTCTAACGAACTTTATCTCACCATTCAGACATTTATACCAATTATAGATTGGTAAGTCCTCAATACTCAGATAATATCCTTCTAATTTCTTTGTCGTACCTTTCGAGGAGCTCGACTTGTAATTTGGTTTTGCTCTCCTCAGTGAGCCCAATAATGCCCTCCCCGAATTTTGTAAATAAGTTATCATTGCCTTTAATTGGATCTGCATCTATTTCAAAAAAATCTTTTCCCAACAAAAATACCATACTTCTGTAGAAATCACCACTATCAAACAAATTATATGGATCACCTTCCAACTTTCGTCCATCACTTAGCATCTCTGTTGCAGCTGAATAAGTGGTCCTACCATTATCTTTATTCCTTAATGGATTGCCTGTCTCATCAACACCCTCATTGAGTAACTGATCCTGCTGAATGTACTCCACTATGATAGTATTCTGCAAGGTCTTATCCAAAAATACTCTCTTCCAAACCTCATCTGGCTTTAAAAAAGATGCAATGTTATCCAGTAAGTTGATAGCCTCTTCCATTTCAGAATCAAAGGTATAAAAAAAGACTCGCACATTTCTGCACGAGTCTCTTTTTTGAGTTTATAGTTTGAACTATTATACTGTGAATGTCACAGATCCAGTGAATCCATCCTTAACAACTGATACTGTATAAGTATCACCTACTGTAAGTGACTTTAACAATGTGTAAGTTCCTGCAGGTAATTCAGATACAGCTGTTGGAGATCCTAATGACAATTGGTTGGTTACATCAAATATCTCCCAGTCAGACGTAGATGTCACACCTTGAAGTAAGATAGGGTTCAATGCTGTACCATAATCAAATGTCGCCTCTAACACAACTTGTGAAGCAGATGATGATGTCTCAACTAAGTTAACATCAATCAATCCAGTCAATGTGTTGAAGTCAAGGTTTGCCTCTGTTGCTGTAATCATGTACATAGTTGAATCATCAAACAAACGATCAAAGTCGAATGTTAACATGATTTTCTGTACAGTTGAATCAGTTGCAAACATGAATGTAGGGTTCCATGATTGGTTATCTACAGGAATAGGATATAAATATCCATTCACTTTTGAACCAATTAAGTTACCTGTTACGTCAACAACGTACACTCCGAAGTTTACACAACGGCCTGCTTTCATTTTACCTAATAAGGTTGGAGTTGAATCCTCTCCCCATAACTCACCAGTGAATGATCTTTTACCTTCTCTTAGGAATGCCATACGTCCTGAGTTAGCCTCTTCAAATTGAGACTCTGCCTTTGGTAATTCTACATTCTCAAATGCCGGTAAAGGGAACCATCTCTTTGATGCATCTGGCTCATTTACTAAGCTGTTCCATGTTGGAAGTGGAGCAGATAAATCTATCCCGTTCAATGTTCCATCATTGGCATTCAATGGAACCATTATCAATTTACTTGTTACGCTCTGAATAGGAACGCACCCTGGTCTCCCTGTGTTGCCAAGACCAGCATTACAATTACATCCTGCCATTTTTTCTATTTTTTAGCATTTACAATTCTGTTTATATTTCGTTAATCTTATTCGTAGCTCAACACCACTTAAATTTGCATCCAATATGTTTTGAAAATAACCATTAGCCTGCTCAGTTCCAAATCGAGTGAAGTTCACAACTTCGTATCCTTCCAGAGTTTTATATGATGGACTGTTATCAATCACCTCAATGAACTTGCCAGCGAGCTTACTCATTGGCACAACAACATTATCAATGTGGTCCTTTGTGTAGTAGTTCACAATGTCAGTTTCATCAAGGAAAAATATCCTCAAATCACTCTCCCATTCGTAAACACTCTCACGTCCAAACTTTTGATATCTCACATCATGCAACAACCATACTAATGGAGTCTTTTGTGTGAGGTCATTACTGACTGCTGTCCATTCATTATTGGCTGCTATCTTAGTGCCTGGCACAAAGTAAGGCTGTGGAAGTGCAAGCACTCCTGTTGCATTACCAGCAACAATCCACTCATCTGTTTCAATACCTGTGATTAACAATTGACCATTAATAGGATCTGTGATATACTTTCCAACCCTTGCATAAGACGTGTCACATGTGATTGTCTTTTGCTGAATTGGATCATACAACCCAAGTATCTCATTATCTATTTGAGCAACTAAATCCTCAACTGCCTGTGATACATCCTGTGTCATAACCAATATGCTGTTAATTTAGGAACTCCTCTGAACTTTCTATAATCACCTATGCCAACGTATGTAAGCTCTATTGTTGCATCATTATTCCCACCTGGTAAAGTGAACGTGTCACCTATTGTGTAGCCGGTTCCTGTTTGTGTTATGGTAACCTCATCAACTACTCCTGAGCCATCCTCTATGATGTCAACTTTCAACCCTGTGCCTGTGCCTCCCGTTAAACTTACATTTGTTTGATTGACATATCCAGTGCCCCCACTTGTCAAATTCAGTGCAACTGCTTGACCTAATGGGGGAGCTGTGGTATATCTTATGAAATCTCGAATTGAATTATAGGACCGTATTGCCTCATTATAACGAGTGTACATCATGCTGAATAAAGTATTAGCCACTGTACTGTTCTCATTATCTGGCTTAACTAATCCTATTGGCGTGATTTGATTACTCAAGTCTTTGACATATTCAAAATAAATAAATCCTTTCAACATCTCTTTAATCCCCTCTGAGTCCAATTGATTTACACCCTCATATATTCCATTGAAATAATAAAAGTTGTATCCCATGTCCTCCGATAATGGATTGAATAAGACTAAGAAATTAGGGCTTTGAGGTACATTGTTTAATAGGTCACTTTTAAACTCATTGTAAAAAGTAATTCCAAACAACTCCTTTAAATATCTTGGCTCATACCGGTTAATGTAATCCTGCAACTTAGCTTGATCATACATACCTGTAGATACTTGATATTTGCCCGTAAAATCTTGAATTGAAAGTATCATTTTATTTTATTTTACCATATCCTTTTTTTACCAAAATCTCTGCCTTTGAGCCCAACATCTTCCATATTTGACCTTTTGCAAGGCCAGGGAAGGTGCCATTGCTAATGAATGTGTACTCTTTGTTTGGATCTAAGCTCACAGCCTCAACAGTTTCAACCGCCTCAACTTGTGGTGCCTCAATCTTATTCTCAAGTTCTACATTAGCAATCTTCTTTTTGCGTGGTTTCTTTTCCATATTGGATTAAATTTTAGTCGTTGATTAAAGCTATATCAGTTGCGATATCTGATTGAACAAACGCATCAACATCATTACCTTTGATGTAAGCTACTAAACGAGCCTCACATAAGATAGTAACCATGTTACGAGTGAAATCATCATTCTCATATCCTACTGACATATTCATGTCCTCTCTGAACTTGATGTTGAATTTAGTGAAGTCACCAACAACCAAAGTACCTGCAGTGATGTTGTTTGAAGATACAACAGTCAAACCAGCCAACATCATGTTAGCATCCCAAAACGCTGGATAAGTGTACTCTCCAGATGATGTTTTAGTCAACTCAATTTTAGCCACATCCTCTGGGTTCAATACTACGTGAGTAGGCTCAAAGTTAGCCGCTTGAATCTGAGCTTTTGCAATTCTAATTAAGTCAGAAATGTTTGCTCCTGGGATAGTACCTGCAAATGTACCTGCAGAAAATGCCGGTGCAACAGCCAACAAACCATTTAAGTCAACACCACCAGCTCCATTTATTAATGAGTTATCAATAGTTTGCTCGATAGCTTCCATCAATTCAGTGTTGATTTCAGATCTAACGAATGATAAGTCAGCCAACATCTCTTTTGAAACTTTGATGTAAGCAGCAACTTTTTTCACTTCCTCAGAAACCTCCTCATATTTAACCTCTCCATTGAATTTAGCACCAGCCTCATTTACCCACAAAGTTCCCTCACCTGTTGGTTTAACTTGTTTTGTTTGTTGGATGTAAGTAACGAATTTTGAAGTAGTTGTTCCTACGTTAGATATCTCACGAATTCTACGAATAGGACGAGCAATTCTGTTTACTCCTGGCTCTAATACACTCAAGGCAACATTACCAGTGTAATCTCCATCAATTGTAGTGTCAGTCTTAACATCTAATGTAATTCTGTTACCTTTCTCAATTGAGTCAGTGATAGCCTTAACATTGTCAGAATAAGTTTTTACTAATGCCTCTTTTAAAGTCTTAGCTCCTTTTGCTTTTGGTGCATCAACTGCCTTCTCAGACATAGCCTCAATGCGACCTTCCATTTTAGCAATAGCTTTTTCCATTTCAGAGTTCTTAACTTCGATAGATTTGAAGTTGTCAAGCTCGCTTTTTAATTGAGCAACCTCATCCTTAGTTGGGATAGTTGCAAATTTTTCAGAGAACAAACCGTTGATT